CCGGGTTGTAGGCATCCATGAAATCCATGCCGACGGGCGTGATGGCCGCCCCTGCCACAAGGCCCGTCGTGCCCATGTTTCGGATCAGGCGAAGGAACTGGATGCACTCGGGGATGGTCACGGCTGCGGGCGTCTGGAACGCGCTGGTGCCGTCCGGGACGCTCTGCTTCGTGCCGGCGCCGAGCTTATAGACCGTGCTCACGGTGTAGGCGTCAGGCTTGAGAATGACGGCCTGCCGCTGGCCGGCGTTGAGATAACGGAGCTTTTCGGCGTCCGTCCATCTCACCTTGTCGGTGTCCAGAAGGATCCCGTCGACCTCGGTGAAGATTGCGCTGGCGTAGATCGTGCCCACTTACTTCCTGCCTTTCTTCTCGGGCGGCGCCTCTGCAGGCCCGTCGACCTTCGTGAACTGCGCGAGCTCCTTGTTGGCCTTCTCGAGCTGTTCCTGGAGGTCGAGGTTGTCGGTCTCGAGCCGCATCTTGTAGGCTTCGAAGCCCGCCTTTTCCTCTTTCAGGGCCTTGTTCTCTTCTTGCACCTTCGTAAAGATGCCTGCCATTTCGGCGAGAACATCGTGCAGGGCCGCCTCGACCATGAAGTTCTTGCCCTGCAACTCGATCGGCACCCGCTTCTCGTCGGCCGTCGGTTCCTCGGTCAATCCCTTCTTCACGGGGTCGTAAGGCCTCATGTCCTTCCTTGCCGCGAGCGCTTCCGACCACACATAGACGTGGCCGCTTCCTTCCTGGATGAGATACTTTCCTTTCGGGTCCAGTGCCATGATCGTAACCTCCTGTCTAAAGTTTCGATTGGATAACGGCGTTGTCATGTCGAAACCGCCGTTAAACCATTTTAAGAAGCTCCGGGCGCCCGGCTGAACGCCCGGAGCGGTTGGTTGAACAGTTGACGCCTAGTCGAGCATGTAGCCCGGAACGTAGAGCACGAAGGACCCCGTCACCTCGTCGGCGACGAAGATCATGTCGAGGGTGTCCGTCGTTTCGAAGTCGAGGCCGCCGTAGTTGTCGGTGCCCCATTCCTGGTCATGGGCGACGTAGTAGACGGTGCCCGCCGCGCCGTCGAGCGCGATGCCGTCGAACATATAATCCGTGGCGCCTCCGATGCCGATGTCTGCCGTGTTGAAGGCCGTGCCGGGAGCGACGATCTTGAAGGCCGCAAGGCCAGGAAGAAGAACGCATCCGGCCGGGACGTCCCAAATCTGGATGACGTCTGCCGCCGTGATCTTGGCGTTGGCCGTCAGGGTCGCGTTGGCAGCGATGATCTCCGTCACCACGATGGGGATCCTGGCAACGAAAATCTGGCCATAGTCCATTGCGGCCGGCCGGGTATCCCCTTTCGTCAGATTGTAAGTACCCATATTAGGATCTCCTTTACTGCTGGGAGCCCGGGCCGGCCTGAGAACCGACCCGGGGTTGAGGGGTTACGGGTTTATCCCTTGGCCGCGTAGAAGTGACCGAGCGCCTGAGACTTGATGGTCTCGTAGCCGTAGACCTGGAGGCCTTCCATGAGATCTCCGAAGTCGTCGGGGTTGGGGATGACGCGGTTCTCGGTGAGCTGCGAGGCAAAGGTGATCGCCGACGGATGGCCGAAGATGCAGTTATGCACCGTCGTGGTGCCGTCCGTGGTCTGCGCGATCTGGTTGCTCGAGTAGACCGTGAAGCGATCGATGATGCCGATGCGGCCGTTCCGCATGATGGAGGTGCCGTCGCCGGAGAGCGAGGCGTCCTTCAGGTCGGACTTCTTGATCATCCCGCAGAAGATGGCCGGGAAGACGAGCCAGCGCTGCGTCTCGGGCACGTTCTGCTCGTCCAGGGCCGTGCCCATGTCGACGATGTAGTCGAGGATGTTGGTCTTGTCGACCGTGACGAAGGCGCCGGAGGCCCCGAAGGCGAGAGCGCCGGACTTCTTGCCGGCGGAGTTGCCCTTGTTGGAAGCGTTGGCGTCTGCGTAGACGGCGGCCAGGATTGCGGCGTCAACCGCGATCTTCATCTGCTGGCCGGCGTCGTCGGTCCACTTCTCGACGTAATTGATGTCCGCCTGGAGCTTCTCGACGTCGTTGATGGAGATGGAGTAATACTTGCCCTTGTCGATGAGGAGGTCCACCTTGCCGGGAAGCGGCCGCTCGCGCACGAGCTTCTGGCCGATGGTGTAATCCCGGATGGTGATGTCGGGGATGGTACGGATGTGGACCGTGTCGCCGTACTTCTTGATTTCACCTTCATAATCCGTGTTGCAAATGGCGCCGAACACGGTAGCCGTGTAGAACTTCACGAGCGTCTTGCCCGCCCAAATCTCGGGAGTGTAGGTCCCGGAATGGGTGGTAAGACCCGAAGATACGGGGTAAGCCATGGTTGGTCTCCTTTTTCATGGCTTCCCTCCGACAAGGTACTTACCGGGCCGGGGGCCGTGTCGGCGACCCCCGCTCACGCTCGTCAGACCCGGGTCTATCCTTGGATCCTCCCCTCCGTGTTGGCCTTAATGATGTCCGCGTCCTTCTTCTTCATCTCGTCGGTGATCTCATTCTTGGCCGCCGCTTTGGAGAGCTCCGCGTAAAATTCTCGAACCTCTTGCCGCGTGTA